CTCGGAACCATTCGTTCCAGATCAAATGATAGGCCCGATGCCACAGCGCGCTGTGGTTAAGATCGGGAATCCCAGTCGGGATGCCCAGATAGTCGGACAGAGATCCGACGATTTCCCCACCGCCTGCGGTGGTCGGCATCTGCGGCACGAGGAAATCCGTTGAAGAGTCTGGATCCTCTTGTTCGCCCATGAACTTCTGGAAGTTGTCCCAGACCAGCCGGATCGGGACGGCGAAGAACTGAAAGTCCATGTAGATATTATCCATGATCGGATGGAGCGGTGTCGCGAGTCTCGCGAAGGTGGACATTTTCAGACTAAAGGTGTCGCCCGGTAGAGCCTCGTCCACGAAGATCGGGACCAGAAGCCCCGAGTCGAACGTGGTTTTCAGTCCGCAAGAGCGATCGAATGACGACCGCTCTATTTCGGCCTTCGGAACCTGGGCGAAGGAATGCTGCCCGCCGGTCGTTGATTTACGAGTCCCCACGTTTCACCTCTTTCTGAATCTCATGCAATAGCACGATGATTTGTTGTAGTAGATCGATGATGACTTGTCCGATTTTTACCGGATAGGTGGCCTCATAGCGACGGCCGGCAGATTTAGGAATTTGGGGCATTAGTTGCCTTTGATGAATGTGAGAGCGCAGCCCAGATTGACTGGAGAGGGCAGCGCATTGAATTCGGCGGACGACTGGTCGAAGTCGCCCAGATGGAACAGTGTGTAGTCCGCTGCGAATTTGAAGAAGTCATGTTCTTCGTTGTTCACGGCTTGTTCGAAGGATCGAATCGCCGTGCCGAGAGTTTGGGAGTACCAAGGTTGGATATAGGCTTCGGCTTTGGAGTCGTAGACGGTAAAGACTTGTAGTTTCACGGAAAAGTTTCTCCTTTGTGTAGTGGCTGTTTGTGCTTGAAGAAAATTACGAAGACAGCCATGGAGGGAAAAGGGAAGGAGTGGGGAGCCGGGGCTAGATGGCTTTGAAGTTGAACAGGTCGATAATGAAGTTAATTATCAATTCGAGTAGCTCTTTCATTGATTCATATCTCCCGAGAGAATTGTTTAGCCCGGAGTTCTTGGATTGTTTTTCGCGTTTTCAGTCTTATCCAGGTGTTGTTTTTGCGATGCCTCCGACCGGCCTGGACACGCCGTAATTTCACAGCGGCCAGGTCCTCCGGGTCGGAGAGTTCGTATTGTGAATCGTAGTACCGGGGCGGCCGCGCCGGTTTCCCGTTCACGATTACCTCGTCTGAAGGAAAGACATCGGACGTGTATTTGTCGAACCATGCTTTGCCGATGCCGGGACGCCGGGACATCGTTGTATATTCGGACTTGACCTGTTGGACTTCGCCGGTTTTGGTGTCGACGGTTTGATAGTGCTCTGCGGCTTGTTTGCCGTTGATTTTTTTCATGCAGTAGCGAGCGACGTAGGCGGCGGACTCATAAGTGAGTTCTCCAATGATGGAGAGACCCTGTCCCCACGTCTCCGTCAGAAGTTCGGAGTCGTAGAGTTGATTGCCGCGTCGCGTGGAGTAAGGCTTCCGATCTTAGCAGAGCATGATAGTGAGGGCGACCCGATTGGTCGCCGTATTCCCCACAGTGATAGAATCGGAACGGTCCGATTCGGTGGCGTAAGCGTTTGGCGAAGGTCTGCCAATGTTTCACGCTGAGTCCGCCATTGCTGGGGAGGTGTTCCTCATCATACGTGAGTGTGATGAAGGAATTGGCCTGGTGCTGCGATGCCTCGTGCATGCAGCGCACAGCCCATTGTCTCGAACGTTCGAGACGGCAGCCCGAACATTGGCCGCAGGCGACAGTTACGGGCTTGTCGTAGAAACCCTCCTTCTGTTTGAAGGTCACCGTGCCTACGGCCGTTCGGTAGCCCGTGAGAGGCGAGTAGCACGCCACTCAGAGGCGTATCCCGCCGCGCATAGGGCCCTTGGTCGTGTTGCGGCGATTGACCCGCACAGCGCCCTTTCGGAAGTTCCTGCGGCTGGATCTTTTGCTCATTTTGCGTCGCCTCATCGGGAGGGTTCTCCGTGTTGGTTTTTAGAGTTCCCGGAGGTATCCGGTCACTCTGTACAGTTAGCATCAAGGGAGCTAACTGGTTGTGGGTTATTCCCCACCCTCTATCGGGGTGGGGTTTTCCGGAATCGGAGCCTTTTCAGCGTCGATTTCCGGCGGATCCCCTTCGGGGGTTTGAGCTTCGGCCAAGCCGAGCTTGATCGCCTCCTCCTGATTAGCGGAGTCGGCAAGGAACGCGATCAGGTTCGCGGGCTCGTTCGCGAAGCGATCTCGCAAGAAAGAGGGCATCGAGTCGAATGCCTCGTTTGCGTCGATGACGCGGTTGCATGCCTCCATGTAGTCGTTTGCATTTGTGAAGTCCCCATATCTGGGACGCATTCTGCCGACGGAATCGGCCGGAATTTCTCCGGTCCGCTTCCATTTGTTCATGATGAAGTTGATGTCGCATTCATCCCGGAAAGATTGTTTTGTCAGAGATTCCCCACAGTCGATGGTGATGCGTTTGCGATCCATTTTAGTATCTCCTCCGAGGTCGGTCGGTACGTTGAGGCTTATAGAATTTCCGCATTTGATTGAGTTGTTCGAGCCCGGAAGCATCCGGTTCGATTTTCAGAGTTTTCCGCAGGCTATTGCCAAAGCCTTTTGCGGTGCTGACCGTTTTTTCGGCAGCATTGAGAAGGATAGTATTTTTCAGAGCATCGAGTTTTTGCGATGGAAGTTTGTTGACACGATCTTGTTCGATCGTTTTTGCAGTTTGCGCGGAGGTGGCCTCTTGCTGGGCCACCAAATCCGCTTGTTTTTTCGCCATATAGGACGCGACCACAGAGCTTGTGGGGTCTTGAACGATTGAAGTAGAGCCGGCGGGGGACGAAGCCCCGCCTTGTTTGTAGGCGAGTATTGGATTGAGCCCGGCCAGGCGCATGTCCTTCATCCCGCGCTGATAGGCGGTATTGGACATTCGCTCCTGCCAGGCTCGATTTTCTTTTGCGATTTTGTACGACAGCCCAGAGGCTATCGCGGACCCAATCAGTCCGAAAATCGCGAGATGTGTGCCGACATGTGAGAGCTCGACCAACATTAGAAATGGTCGATCATGCCCGGCACAGAATAGGTCGGCATCGGTCGAGCGCATTTGTACTGGAAGTATGCGTCGAAGAGAAACTCGGGTTCCGATGGAACCGCGATGATCCGACCTATTGGGGGTAGCTCTTTGATGAACGTATCCGAAAGAGTCGGGAGCGTTGAGAACTCCTGAGCCAAGTGCCAGGTGTCGAGGGTTTGCGCAAAGGTAGAGCGCATTTGTCCGGTGATTTTGGAAGGCTTATAGCGGTATTCCGCGAAGCGTTCCTGGTAGCCGAAGACGAGATCGTCGTTAGCGTCCGCCTGGGCGTAGATCTCTTTGTTGAGTACGGCTTGTTCGCCCAGATGGGCGAGTGCGGGCCAGAAGTAATCCCAGCGCGTCCGCCTGGAGAACATTCTATCAAGGCCCTGTTGGTAGTTGAGATCGGCTCGCACAGAGGCGAGTCCGATGATCAGGCAGTGTTCCACGAACGATTTATTAAACCCAATACCGGCCGACGTAGAAGTTCCGTAAGCGGCCAGATTGCCTTGCGGGGTGGGTTCGCCAGAAGCTGCCGAAGTCTGAGCGACGGCATTGATGTTGACGCTGGTCGTTCCACCGCCCAGATACTCGGGGCGTTGGAGACGTTGATCGGGAGAAGTAACCCCGAAGTGAGATCGCAGGATCTCCGTATAGCGGGTGCCTCCTCGAGCGTCCCTCTCATAGAGGCGTTGAATTTGAAATGCCTGTCGGATGGAGTTGATTGTTGCAGCCGTCGCTGACGACAGGTCGGCGACTCCAGTGAGATCGACCGCCAACTTGGAATCGTTCCATACCGCGTCCGCAGCCGCAGACGCATCCATGGCGCCGGACCACTGCGTGATTTCCGACGAAGAGCCAGTAGACATGAGATTACGATTCGTGTTCGCCGCGATATCCCACTTAGGCTTACCGTCTCCTGTTGACTCGGCCGTGCCAGCCGGCACGTCGAAGACCAGAGGCGCCGAGACGCCAAGAGGCAGCTCGACGGAAGGACCCTTCTGAGGCCAGGGGAGACACGACGTAAAGTAGTCGTGGCGCTTACCGCGCCGTTGAATCGAATAGACAGAGGTGCCGTCAGGACCATCGTCCTTCAGAACGGTCACGCTGTTTTGTAATGTTTTGAT